GCCGCGACGCTCGCGACCGCGGAGCGATGCGAGAGCACAGGGCGCCCGCCGTTCGCGGTCATCGCGGTTTCGATCGCGGCCTTGCGGTCGGTGGCGCTCGGCTCGAAGTAGTCGCCCCACGCGAGCGACACGGGAGCGCCGATCCAACGGCGCGAGCCGTCGGGGCCGACGCCGTAGAGGCGCGCGAGTGCCGGGGCGGCGCGGTCGTACGTGCGCATCAGCGCGCCCATCGTCTGCGCGATGCGGCCCGAGAGCACGCGGAGCATCATGTCGACGATGCGACACAGCGCGTCGCCGTACTCCACGCGCAGGTTGTCGGCGTGGTCGAGCATCGGCGCGTGCATGAGCTGCAACGTGCGCGCTGCGAGGTCGCCGCCGCCGATGCTGTCGGCGTCGAAGAGCACCACGCCGCTCGCGTCAGTGAGCACGCGCCGCAGTTCGGTGATCGCGCCGCGGATGATCTCCGCGCCCGCGCCGGTGCTCTCAACCATCTTCGCGTCGCCGCCCTGCGGCAGCTTCCACAGCTTGCCGGGGGCTTTCTTCGCCGCGGCGTTGCTGTTGCCGCTGCGCGCCCACCCGGGGAGCACGCTGTTGAGGAACGAGAACCGCTCCTCCGTGGCGCCTGCGGTGCGGCCCTGCGGTGCGCTCATGCTCGCGTCGCCGTCGACGCCGATCTGCACGAGCTGCGGTTCGCCGTTGTAGAGCGCGTTCCGGTAGAGCTGCGAGAGCTCCATGTCGAGCGCTTCAACCTCGTCTTCGAGGCCCTCGACGAGCGCGTGACCGTCGATCTGGTCGCGCGTCGCGGTGGCCTCGGCATCGTTGCGCACCCACACGACGGGGCAGCACTCGACGGGGATCGACGTGTAGTCGCCCCACTTCGGCGGCACGCCCTCGACGACATCAACGGGTGCGTACGTGCGGTCTTCGGTCGCGGTGATCTCGCGACGGTGCAGACGCCAGCGCTTCGGGTCGTCGCTCGGCACCTTGTATTCGATCACCAACGCCTCGACGGAGCCGTCGGCGCGGAGCGTCGGCGTGCACCACTTCGACGGCACGACCTGTAGCGAGGGGCGACCCTCGACGAGCCCGACGATGACGCACGCGGCGCCGCTCTTGAGCCCCTCGGTGAGCACCTCGCGCATCCGCTTCGACAGCGCGAGCGCGCGTGTGATCTCGTCGACGAGCGCCTGGAGCGCGTCGCGCTCGGTGGCCGCGAGCGTCGTGCGGTAGCCCTCGGCCTCGACCTTGAGCCGAGGAAAGCTGCGGTCGCCGAACACGAGCGTCGCCAGGCGCTGCACGGCCGAGCGCGTGAACTGGCTCTGCACCACGGGCGCGCGCTCGCGCAGCGGTACGTCCTGCGACCAGAACGACGGGCGCGTGTCGTACTGCGTGCCGAGGTACCACTGCTCGAGGCGGTTGATGCGCCAGTAGCGGGGGCTCTCGCCCATGCGCACGAGGTCGGCGTTGAAGCGCGCGAGGTCTTGCTGTGCGGGGGTGGGGAACATCAAAAGTCGTAGTGGTCTTCGGTGACGTGGCGGGCGGGTGCGTCGGTGAGCATCACCTCAGTGAGCGCCCACACGAGCGCGTCGAGGCGGTCGGGGCTCGTGCGGCTCGTCGCCGGATCCCACGTCGTGAGTTGATCTTCGAGGCGGGCCAGGGCGCCGACGTGCGACACGCGGGCCTGCTCGTAGAGGGCGGCGACGGGCTCAGCGCGCGTCGCTTTCCCGCGCGTCGCGTGGACCGTGCGCACGTTGGCGCCGCGGTCGTGCACGCGCAACGTCGCCGCCACCATCTCGCCGCCGTTGTTGGCCTCGGCGACGATGCAGTCGGCCTTGTGCTCGCGGTAGAGCGCGAGGGCGGTGCGCGCCCACTCCTCGGGGCGATAGCGCCCGCTCGCGTCGGCGAGAACGTACGCGCGGCCGTCGTGGCCCACGCCCGCTACCACGATGCCCGTCTCATCGCTCTCGTCGTGCGACGACGCGGCGGGGTCGATCGCGACCACCACGCGGCGCAGGTCCGGTGCGCGGGTGACGCGCGCGGCGTCGATCCACTGCCACCGCCACAGCGCGCCCGCGGAGTCGTCGAGGATCTCGCCGTCGAGTTCCTGTCGCCCGAGGCGCGTCCCGGCGTAGCGGCGCTCGAGGTCAGCGACGACACCGGGCGCGAGGTTGGCGAGGTTGTCCCGCGTCGCCCCGCGCGTCACCACTGTGCCCTCGGCGGCGAGGAGCGAGCGCACGAGCGGCGTCGGTCGCGGCGTCGTGGCGATCACGATGCGCGGGTCAACGCCGAGGCGCAGACCCATCACGACCTGGTCGTAAGTCTCGGGTCTCGACCACGCGGCAATTTCGTCGAGGAGCGCCGCGTCATGCTGCGGGCCGCGGAGCTGGTCGGGCTCCTCGGCGCTGTAGGTCGTGGCGATCGTGCCCGTCGTCGGCCACGTCAGGCGTCGCCGCGAGGGCTCCCACACGGGGCGCTCACCGTCGGGCGACACCGCGAGGATGCCGCTCTGCCCCTCGACGAGCACGTCGCGCACGTCGGCGGCGGTGCGGGCCACGAGCGCGATGCGCTTGTAGCGGCCCGACGTCGCCCACGCGCGCAGCGTCTCCGAGAGCACGCGCGTCTTTCCGAAGCCGCGGCCCGCGAGGAGCAGCCACCGGCGCCACTCGCCCTCGGGCTGGAGTTGCTCGAGGCGGGCGTTGCGTGTCCAATCGTAGCGGGCGGCCTGCGCGCGGCGGGCGAGTTCTTCGCGCTCCGCGATCTCCGCGTCGATCAGCGCGAGTTGCGCTTCAAGCGCCGCTCTTGCGGAGCGCTTCGAGCGCGGCGGCTCGCTCGGCGACGCGCTGTCGGAGCTCATCTTCGGTGAGCGCTTGGAGGGGCTTGCCGCCACTGGTGAGGTCGACCTTCTGCGGGGCGGCGACGCCGTGGAGTTCGGCGAGGCGGTAGGCGACGTTTGCCATCACGCCAACGTTCGCCTCGGGGAACTCTTCGACGTGCGATGGAGCGCCCGCGCCGCCTGAGACGACCATGCGCTTGACGCCGTCGCGGGCGAGTTCGTACGCCTCCAGCAGCATCGCCTCGGCGCGCTGAAACGCGGCTTCGGGCGGCGGCTTCGGGAGGGCCGCGATCTTCGCTTCGACGCGGGCGATGTAGTCGCGAGCGGTGCGCGCCGAGACGCCGAACTTCTCGCAGAGCACGCGGGCGATGCGCTGTCGCGACTTGCCTGCGAGGTACAGTTCTTCGGCGAGGTCGAGTCGCTCGCGCGGGATGAGTCTCTTACCGGCCGTCGACATAAGGAGCGTTCTGGCGAGCCATCATCCGCCCGCCTGCGCGTCGTCGGGCACTGCGACGCCGAAGCATCGCTGCCGCGCGCCGTTGCCGCCGCTCGCCTTCGCCTCGACGACCGCGAGCGATCCCGCCGCGCGACCACGAGCGATGATGCGCTGCGCGGTGCGCTTCGAGACGCCGAGACGATCGGCGATGTCGCGTGCGGTGAGCGTCACGGTGTAGTGCGGGCGCCCGTTGTCTCGTGTGCGACGAATCGCGGAGACACCTATGGCGCTGTTGCGGACGCTACGTGTCGCACCGTGGCGCCGTCAAGCGGCTGCGTACGATTCTGCGGCGACGTCTCAGCACCCCGGAGCGAGACGCGCGCGAGAGGAGCACGCGCCCCGGTGTTCTGTCAATCGGAGGTATCCCGCATCACGGCGCCGTGAGCATCACCGACAGCACGAGGCGCAGCGGGCTCGTGCTGGGGATGATGCGCCGCAGCCGATCCAGCGTCGCGCGGTGTCGCTTCGACAGCCTCATGGCGCGGGCGATCTTCGCGAGCGTCGTTGTCGCGAGTGAGTCGCCGTCGCCCAACGCGCTCACGACCTCGCGGCCGATCACCCATCGCGGCGAGACGAACGAGCCGCAGGTCTCGACCACGAGGCCACGCCGACGGAGCGCGACGTTGAAATCCTCCATGGCGTCGTTGAGAGCCTGCGTCGAGTAGTACTCGCCATCGTCGGGCGGCTCGACGTCGACCGCGAGCGCAGCCGCGACCCGCGCCACGACCTCGGGCGTGAGGTCGTCGACATCAACGATGGTCCCGTAGACGAGCGATGCTGACGTGTCTATGCCCACGAGTCGCCCTCCTCGCACGGCCGCCCGTCGGCGTCGACCGGAGCGGCGATGCGCGCCATCTCGACGACGGGCGGCACCCAGTCCTCGCGCACCTGCGGCGTCGTCCGCAGCGTGTTCTCCGTGCGGGGAGCGAGCGACGGGTGCGAGGAGCGCTTGCAGTAGCACCCGCCGAGCGCATACACGTCCGTCGAGCAGGCGCGGCAGTAGTCGCACGGAGGCTTGTCGTCGCTCATACGCCCGCATCCTCCCACGCCATCACCGCGCGCTCAATCCTCGCGCGCCCCCACGCGACGAGCGACGCCCTGGCCTGCGTCTCGCGTGCGACGGCCGACGCGAGCGCCTCCCGCGCGCGCGACGTGTCCGCGTGCGACGTCAGCAGCCACGCGGCGGTCGGCACGCGCTTCCCGACGTGCGCCCGCTGCATGGCGAACGCGAGCGATGTGCGCGCCTTCAGCACGGCAGCCGACGCCGCGGGCAGGGCCTCCCGCAGCGCCACGGGGCCGCGCTCCTCGGCCACGAGCTGCGCGAGCCCGTCGACCGTCGCGAGGTCGCCGCCGTGGGCTGCGAGCCATCGCAGCGTCTCGACGCAGCCGGGGCAGCGCGCGAGGCGGTCGTGCGCGCGGCGGGCGGCCGCGAGGGTGCCCGCGTCGATCGCGTGCTCTGTCGGCGTCTGCTTCGCCGCGGTCTCGCCTGGCACGCGCGGCTCGCACCCGCTCGAGCGCAGGTCGCCGTCGAGCGCGAGCAGTGGCGCGAGCGACCGCAGCGCCCGCGTGAGGCGAGCGTCGTCGAGCGTCGGCACGGTGACGGCGGCGGTCACTGAGACACCTCCTTGCCGCACGCATCGCACCCGCACCGTGCCGCGCCCGGGATGGCCGCTGGGATCGGCGGCGGCAGGTCGAAGATCGCAAGGGCGTCATCGTGGTTCGCGTGGTGCCGCATCGCGTGGATGCCCGCGGCTCCGCGCATCTCCCTCACGCCGTCGTACCACGCAGCGCGCCGCGCCTCCTCGATCGCAGCGAGGAGCACGCCGCGCTCGCGCGACTCCGCGCCGAGAGCGTGCCCGACCGCGTCGAGCGCCGCCGTCAGCCGGTCGACCTCCGCGAGCAGTGCCCCGCGGCGGCCCTCGAGGTGCGCGACCTCGGCCGCCCGCGTCTCGGTGCCCGGCGAGAGCACCTCCGCGATCGGCCACCCGCACGCCTGCGCCACGAGCACCACGGCGTCTCGCGGGCCGACGTGCGACCTCCGCGCTACGTCCTGCGTCGCAGCCCACCACGAGCGCGTCGACCCGCGCCCCTCGTCGACGGCCACCTCGTGCGCCGCGCCCTCGTCGTCAACCACTGCCCACGTCTCGCTCATCGTCACACCTCGTCGCAATCGCCTCTACGCGCCCCAGGAACCGCCCCGAAGCGCCCGCTGCGTGTCACCGCCCGTCCCGCCCCGTCGCCGCGCCCTGCCGGGGCTCGGTCTCTCTGGCCATCACGACCCCGCCACGAGAGTCCGTGAGGGTGCCTTTTGGGGTCGTGATGGAGCTAACCCCGCGTAACCAAAGGGGTTCATCACGATCCATCACAACCTCACAGTCCTCACGGTGTTTTCCATTAGAGGGGGGCACATTTTGAGAACAGCCCTTAGCCAACATTGGGTTGTGTACGTAGAGAGTCTGTGATGATTGTGATGGATGTAATGTAGTGACAGAAAGCGTAGTGGTTACGGGTACTTGCGCCATCACAGACTTCATCACAGACTCATCACAGACTCAGGAGTCTGTGATGCGCTGCCAGACGCGCGCCGATTTCTCGCCGGTCCACACCATCTGCGATTGCCAGCCGAGCGCACGCATGATAGCGCCCGCGCGCAAACTGTCCCGGTGCGTGGTCTTGCCGATGTCGATGCGCAGCGCCCCGGTGAGAATCGCTGCGGTCGTCACGATCCCCTCGGCCGTCAGCAGCCACGCGGCGACGTCGTTCTCCCACGGGTCCGACACCGCGAACGCCTCGACCGCGTCGCGGTGCTCCTTCTCCGCGGCGTCGTCGAGCCACCACCGCTCACCGGCCTTGTAGGCGGCGACGGCCTCGGCCCAGAGCTGGTCGCGCGCATCCTCGACGGCCGTCGCGTCGATGCGCCCGACGCGGAGGCACCAGAAGCGCCGCGCGCCGGTCGGGTCCATCAGGAAGTTACTCTCGTTGGTGCTGCCGACGATGACGTTGGAGCGCGGAACCGTGCTCACCGCTCGGCCGAATGGCAGCCGGTACTTGTCGGTCTGCGACGTGATGAACCCCTTGATGCGCCCTGCGTGCGCCTTGCTCGTCACGCTGTCGAGCTCGCCGAGTTCGTAGATCCACGCGGCGTTGATCTGCTGCATGGCGTCCTTCGACTCGATGTCGATCGCGGTGTCAGCGAACCACGCGCCGCCGAGCGCGCGGAAGAACGTGCTCTTGCGGGCGCCCTGCGGCCCCACGAGCACGAGGCACGTGTCGACCTTGCAGCCGGGCTGGTAGGCCCTCGCCACCGCCGACACGAACCATGCGCGCACCATCGCGGCGTTGATGGCGCTGGGCTCCGCGTCGAGCATCGTCGTCGTGAGCGATGCGAGGCGCGGAGCATGATCCCACACGAGGCCTTCGAGGTACTCACGCACAGGGTGGTACGCGTGCTCCGACGCGACGCCGAGGATAGCCTGCGCGAGCGAGTCAGTGGCGGGGCTGAAACCGTAGCGGCGCTCGATGTCTTCGCGCATCAGCGCCAGACGCGCATCGCTCACCGGCGCGCCGCCGAGTTCTGGCGTCACCGTCATCTCGTTGAAGCGCAGTCCCGCGTAATCGGGCGCGCCGCGCAGGATGGTGCAGATGTTCGCGAAGGTGTTTTTCACAGCGCCCTTCGCGGTCGTGTAGAGCTTTGATGACCACTCGGCGTCTTCGCATTCCGGCGCGCGCGCGTCGCCCGTCGCGACCACGCGCTTCGATGCCGCCTCCGCGCGCTTCGCTTCGTACTCGGGCGAGAGCCCCGGCGCGTACCGACACACGCTGCTGACGATGCCCTTCACCTCCGCGGGGTCGAGTGGCGGGGAGCACCGCGTCTCGTTCTCGGCGAGAATCGCCGCGAGAATCGCAGGCTCCTCGAAGCCCGCGGCGCGCATCGACGAGGCCCGCTTGAAGAGCGTCTCGTTGCGCCCGCCCTCGGCGATCGTCTCGCCGCTCCCGCCCGCGATCACGCGGAGCTTCGGTCGCTTCGTGATGGCCTCGAGCCACGCTGCGGGCATGGGCGCGACCTCGACCTCGTCGGGCCGCGACGAGGCCTCCCACGCGTACGAGCGCCCCGACGTGTGCACGCTCGGCGCCGCGACGACGTAGCCGCCCTCTCCGCGGATGTCGACGCCCGGCGCGAGGGTGCCCGCGCTGTTGCGCACGGTCACGCCCTCGCTCACGCTGACGTAGATGTGCCGCCCGCCGCTGCCGGTGAGGCACTCGACCGTGTCAGGCAGCTCGCCCAGGCGCGCGCGCAGATCCACGAGTCCATCGTCGCCGCCGTGCCGCGGGTCGACGTCGATCACCACGAGCCCGCCGCCCGTGGCGATGCCCACGTTGGCATCCGGCCACCGCTCCCACCACGCGCGGATCGCGCCGGTGTCCGTGGTCGCGTCGAGGCAGCCCTTCGGCGTGCGCGGGTGCTTGCCGGGCTTCGTGCCCGTGCACTTCGCATCACCGCAGGTGCACGCGCCGTTGTCGATGGAGTGCAGCGGGAACACCCTCCACCCGTATTGCGCGGCGTACATCAGGGCGCTTCGCCCGAGCTTCGAGAGCTTCACTGCTGGCATCATCGCTCGCCCCTCACTGATCTCATGTAATCCCGCGCCCACGGTTCCGCGAACACCGCGTCCCAATGCCCGCGCGAGGCCTTGTAGTCGTGCCGCTCCACGCTCGACGCCTCGGGTCTCGTCGCCTGCGTGGTGGCCTCCGCGCGCTCGCGTTCTGCCGCGCGCAGTTCAGCCCATCGCGCGTTCGCGCGCTGCTCCCACAGCCGCTGACGGATGTCGGCAACGCGCGCCTCTTCGGCCGCCGCCAGCGCCCGCGCGCACGCGGCCTCTTGCTCGCGCTGTTGCGCTTTCGCGCGCTGCGCCTCCATGCGCTCGGCCCTGGCCGCTCGCTCCTCTTCGGCGCGCGCCTCGATCTCGCCGCATCGCCTACACCCCGGCGGGTGCGTCGTCGTGTCGGCCGCGTGCACGCGCAGCGCGCCTTGACCCGTCCACGCCAACGCGAACTCCGCGCGCACTTCGATCCACGGGATGCCGAGCGCCGCGAGCTTGCGCGTCTTGCGCCCGTCGACCGCGTGCGAGTGCAGTACCTCCACGGCGACCTGCTCTCCCGTCGCCGACGTGAGCACGATGTCCGGTCGCACGCTGCCGATGGCGTACTCGACATCGACCGAGTCCCATGCGGGCACGCCCCACGGGCGGCGGTGCTCGTGGCCCTCGCGGCAGCGCGTGCCGATGAGGATGGACCGCGTCGCCGCGAGCAGCGTTCTCAGATGGAGCTTCGCGTTGAGGTGCTCCGCCGTCTCTGACGCGGTGACGCCGGACTCGCCACACGCGGCGTCGGCTTCGTGCGCGACGTGCGGCGTGACTTTGCCCTCGCCGATCTTCCACACGGTGCCGCGCCCGCACCCCGGGCACGACCCCTTCGGGCGATCGTCGGTCTTCGTGTCGATCAGCGCAAACACCGACACCGGCGCGCCGTCGACCATCGCCCACTGAAGCTGCGCGGTCATCGCGACGCCTCGCGAGGCGCGAGGTGCTCACGCACGAGGATTCGCACGACGGCGGCGCGGGAAACGCCGAGGCGCGCGGCCTCCGCGTCGAGCATCTCTCTGTCCCGAGGCGAAAGCGAAATCAGGGTCGGCTTCATGCTCTCTCCTATATCACAATTGTATAGGCGCATACTACTCGTGTGCTCCGATTCGTGCCCGCGCGATGGCCGCCCGCGCCTCGTCGACGCTGCGCACGACGGCCGCGAACCCGCCGTTGCGGCGCACGAGGTCGAGCCACTGCCGCTGCTCGGGCGACGTGCGGCCCGCGGCGGCCTTGACCTCGAGGGCGACGAAGCGCCCGTCGAGGCACCCGATGAGGTCCGCGCTGCCGACCGCGAGCCCGTAGCGCACGCGCGCGCCGCGATGCTCCGCGACGCCCGTGTTGTTGCGCCACACCACGAGCCCCGGCTCGTCGGTGAGCGCGAGTCGAATCGCATCCTGAATCTGCCCCTCGCTCAAGCGGACCTCCTCGCGCGCGGCCAGAAGCCGAAGCGCTCTTTGAATCGCACCAGTGCCCAGCCGGGCTTGTACCCGCGCTCGCGGGCGATGCGCTCCAGCCGCACGAGCTCGTCTTCGCGCTCGTGCCGCGTCGAGGCGACCGCGGCCACTGCCACGAGCGGTTGCTTGCGGATCTCGACGCGCTCGGCCTCGGGCCACGCCGCGCCGCACTTGCGGCACCGCGGCCCACGCGAGGCGTAGCGCACGACGGCGCCGCAGTGCCCGCACGTCGAGAGCGCCTCGCGGTCGCTCTTCGGGCGCTGCTCCTGCCCCTCGCTCAGGCTCCACTCGCGGTCCTCGTCGGGCATCCCGTGCTCGTGCGCGGCGCCTGCGAGGTCGATCAGCAAGCACCGCTTCGCCGCGTTGCCGCCGGTCCTGCGCACGCGCCCGATCGTCTGGAGGTACACGGGCAGCGAGCCGCACCCGCGCGCCAGCACGCAGACCTCGGCGCGTGCCGAGTCCCACCCTTCGGTGAGCACCGCGCAGTTGCTCACTACGTCGAGGTCGCCCGCCTCGAAGCGCCGCAGGATCTCGTCGCGCTCGCGGCGCGGCGTCGACCCGTCGAGGTGCGCCGCGCGCGCGCCGATGGCCGCCACGCACTCGCGACTCTCCGCGATGGTGCCGGTGAAGATCACCGCGGGTCGCCCGCCGCCGTGCGCGAGCCACGCGTCGGCGGGCGTGGCGCCGATGGCGCTTTGCAGCCGCGTCGGCGGCGCGATCACTTCGATGGGCGCGAGGTGCCCCGCGGCCACGAGTTCGCTCACGGTGATGGGCGCAACGAGCGCCTCAAACGCGTCGCCGAGCGGAGCGCCGTCGCTACGCTCGGGCGTCGCGGTGAGGCCCAGGTGCCACGCGCTCGGGTACTGCGCGCGGATGTCGCGGTACGTCTCGGCCGCGCAGTGGTGCGCCTCGTCCCACACGATGAGGTCCGCGGGCGGGTGCTGATCGCGCGCCGTGAGCGTCTGCACCGAGCAGACCTGCACCGCGGCATCCGTCGCGCGCTCGCTCGCCATCACGATGCCGCACGGCACACCCGCAGCCGCGAGGCGTCGCGCGGTGTCGAGCACGATCTCGCGGCGGTGCACCACGAAGAGGCAGCGGCGCCCGCGGGCGACGGCCCACGCGATGAGCTGCGACGCCGTCGCGGTCTTGCCCGCGCCCGTGGGGAGCACGAGCAACACGGCCTTGCGCCCGCGCCGGTACTCGGCGCGCACGAGGTCGATTGCCCGCGTCTGGTAGTCGCGCAGGTTCATGACTTGCCCGCGCTAGCGGTCTGGTGGTATCGTCTCGGCATCGGTCGCGCCCTCCGTCGGCGCAATGGTCGATCACGGCTCCGGGCGTTGGTCGCGCCGCGGGGCCGCTCCTTTGTACCCGTTGGCGACCTCATCGCGCAACCCCTCGACGCTCGCATTCGCGGGCCACGAGCGAGCGCACCACGTCGGCGCTCGACACGCCGAGGAGAGAGGCGAGAGAGTGAAGTCTCTCGCGCTCCGCTGCGGTCATCAGCACGAGGACCCCACTCTCCCGCCGCTCCCTCGACGCCATGACTACACCGCCACCGCGTCGAAGAGGCCAGGCTGCCGGATGATCGCCGCAGCGCGCAGGTTGCCGACCGCCTGCCGGTAGTACGAATCCTTGAGTTCGGCGCCGATGAACCTGCGCGGCTTCGACAGCCGACGGCCCGACCGCGTGGCGCCGCCGATCGCGATGTGCCCTTCGCTCCCGATGCCCATGAAGGGAGAGAGCACCGTGTCGCCGGGGTTCGTCCACAGCGCGAGGCATCGGCGGATTACCTCGAGTTGCAGCGGGCAGATGTGCCGCTCGTCGTCGTGCTCGCGGGCGCTCTGGTATTGGAGCGTATCCTGCGGGTCGATCGCGGCCTTGACGCCTTCGTTCGTGGTGACGGCCCACACGGGCGACGCGACCTGTTGCCACTCGTCGACGGGGTACTCTTCGGCGGAGTGCTTCACGCGCTCGTCAACCGGCACGTCACCGGGCGCGCGCATCGCGATCACGTAATCGGGGATGCCCATGCGGCTCATGCTGGCGTTCTCGCGCACGGTCTTGTGCAGGAGTCCGAGCGCCTTCGTGCGCTGCATCTGCGTAACGGGGTCTTTCCACACGGTGACGCGTGTATGAAAGATGAATCCCCTCGCCTCGAATGCGCGGATGATCTCGCCGGGGAAGTCGCGCAGCCCGATGTATCCCTCGCGCTCCTTGGAGACGGGGTAATCCATGCAGTGAATGGCGACCACGCGGCCCCGCATCATCACGCGCGCCAGCTCGTCGATGAGGTAGCCGAAGTGCACGAAGAACTCCGCATCGTTCTTCACGTTGCCCATGTCGCGCGGGCTGTTGCTGTACGTGTAGAGCGACGCGAACGGCGGCGAGAACACCGAGCACGCCACGCTGCGATCAGGGAGCGCCTTCGTCACCTCGACGCAGTCGCCGTGGTAGATGCTCCAGTTGTCGCCACTGTCTTGACCGATCACCTTCGACATCACGCCACCTCCGATTCGCTCTTGATCCATGACGGAAGACGGATCGCCTTCCGCGCTTCGTACGTGTTGACCGTGCGGACAGCGCCGCGGACTTCGGCCATGACGGCCTCGCGCGTCTCCGCGGAGAGCGAGTCGGCCATCGCTGCCGCGTCGCGCTCCTTGCGCGCGAGGTTCGCCACCACTGAACCCTCGGCCTCGCTCGCGAAGATGTGCACGCGTACCTCGCGCTTCTGACCGAAGCGCCAGCAGCGCCGCACGGCTTGGTAGTAGGCCTCCCACGAATCCGTCACGCCCACGAAGGCGACGCGCGCGCAGTGCTGCCAGTTGAGCCCGAAGCCCGCGATGGAAGGCTTCGTCACGAGCACACGAATCCGCCCGTCGGCGAACGCGCGCAGCCGCTCTTCTTTCGTGTCGGCATCATCGCTACCGCGCACCTCGACGGCGCCGCGGATGGCCTTCGTGAGCGCCTCGGATTCAGCGTTGAGGTCACACCACACGATCCACGGCTCGCTCGCCTCGGAGTTCACGAGGTCGGCGCACATGGACACGCGCGCGTCGATAGAACCGCGGCGCGCGTTGCGCCGGTCCATGAGCGAGGCGGCCTCTTGCGCGAACAGCACGCCGCCCTCGCGAAGCGTCGCCGCGTCGGTCGCGACGGTGTGCGAGGTCGTGTGTGCTGCCGGGAGCGCGTAGCCTTCATCGGAGTAGCCGAGGTCGGAAGGGCGGCGGACCATCGCGCCCCACGACGAAACCCACCGCCAGAAGGCTTTGCGCGCGTGACCCTTGAGGCGCCACGTCTGCGTCTCGCCGCCGTCGTGGCAGAAGAACTCCGCGAGCATCTCAGAGCGCGTGCAGACCCCGAGAAACTCAGCGTGCGTGCCGAGTTCCGTCCAGTCATTCGGGGCAGGCGTGGCCGTCGCGCAGAAGCGGAACGGGCACGCCGAGAACGAATCGAGCAGCACGCGCAGCGTCTTCGCGTCGTGGTGCTTGATGCAGCTCGATTCATCGAGCACGACGCCCGAGAAGCGCGACGCATCGAAGCGGTGCAGCCGGTCGTAGTTCGTGACGTTGACGCCGGGCCGCACGTCGCTCGCCTCGCGGCACAACGTCACCTCGACGCCGCACGCGGCGCCCTCGGCCACGGTCTGCGCTGCGACCGCGAGCGGCGCGAGAACCATCACGTCGCCCGACGTGTGACGGGCCACGGCGTCAGCCCACGCGAGTTGCATCCCGGTCTTGCCGAGGCCCGTGTCAGCGAAGACCGCAGCGCGCCCGCGGCGCAGCGCCCATGACACGAGGTCATGCTGAAACGAGAACAGTCGCTCTACCCTGATGCTAGGATCTGCGATTCCCGACGGCGGGTGAACCGCCATCTTGCCCGCGACAAAGCGACTGTAATCGACAGCCGCTCCGCGAGCGTGTACCCTCTTCGTCATCGGTCACTCCTTGCGTGATCGTTCACGGCCCCGGACGTTGCTGCGTCGCGGGGCCTAGCCATGTGCGACGGAACCTATAGCGGTGCGCTATCGCAAGTCAACTGAATTACGCGAGCACCCGCAGCGCCCACGCGAGCAGCGCGGCCCCGGTGGCCTCGCGCGGGCCGCTGGTGTCGACGACGGGCCAACCCTCGGCGGCAGCGAGGCGGCGCCACTGCGCGCGCTCGTGGTGGCTGTCGCGGGGGTCTTCGCCGCGGAGGAGCAGCCGGGCGTCGAGGGTGGCGTCGGAGGCGTCGAGGAGCACGACGGGGAGGCCGTCCCACCACAGCACGAGCTCGGCCGCCGCGACGCTGTGACCGCTGTCCGTGCGCCGCGTGTCCTGCGCTTCGAGCGCCCGCGCGTGCACGAGCCCGCTCCACGGCCCGCGGTCGAGCACGTAGACGGCGTGCATCTCGCGCGGGTCGCGCCAGTCGCGCGTCCACCACCGCGAGCGCTCGTAGTGGACGACGCGCGCGAGGCCCACGGCCCCCGCAGGATGCACCGGGTGGTGCCAGCTCACCGCGTCGTGGCCGCGCGCAGCCAGGGCCGCCGCGAGGGCGTCAGCGTGGGTCGAGTGGCCGCCGCCGTCGGGGCCGTCGAGGCAGATCCATCGAGTCGTCACAGAGCCTCCATCACGCGGCCGATCACCCACGCTGCGAGGGCGGGCGGCACGCTGTTGCCGATCTGCTTCACCTGGTCGCGCTTCGTGCCGGTGAGCGCGTAGCCCGCGGGGAAGCTGGACAGCGCGAGCATCTCGGCCACCGTCAGCATCCGCGCGCGGTCGCCCCGCACAAGGGCGTAGCGATCCACCGTCGTCAGCGTGCCGATGGGGCGGTCGAGCGAGCGCCCGCCCTCGGTGGCGCCGTAGTACGCGACCAAGAAGTCTTCGCCGTGCCGCGCGCGCCCCGCGATGATCCGCGCGCGGGTGTTCTCGCACCAAGCCGACCACGGCGACCACGCGCCGCCGTCGAGGTCGAGACACGCGCGCGCCGCAACGTGCGCGACCGCGGGCTGCGGCACGGCCACGGGCTTGCGCGTGCGCGTTGCCACCACGAAGAGGCGCCGCCGATGCTGCGGCACGCCCGCGTCCGCGGCGTCGATGACTTGCTCGGACACGCGGTAGCCGAGATCCGACCACCCCATGCGCCACGAGCGGTAGCGCGCCCACGCCATCATCTCGGGCACGTTCTCGACGATGACCGCGCGCGGGCGGTTGGCCTCTGCGAAGCGCAGCACGTCGTCGGCCGTCGCGCGCGCCGCGTCATGGTGCGACGCCTCGCGCCCGCGCGCCCGCGTGTGGCCGACGCACGACGGCGACGCGAGCATGATCTCGTGTGCGGGCATCGACGACGGATCGACGCTCGCGATGTCCTGACAGACGTGGTGCGTGGCCGGGTGGTTGAGCGCGTGCGTCGCCACGGCGACGGGCCAATGGTTGACGCTCGCGACGATCTCGACGCCAACGCTCCGCGCGCCCGTCGATGTGCCGCCCGCGCCCGCAAACAGGTCGATCGCCCTCACGTCGTCTCTCCTCTCGCCGCCGCGCGGTCGAGCATCTCGAGCGCCCGCCACCGCGGCGCCGTCTCGTCGGTCTGCGGGTCGCGCCACACGTCGCCGGTGCCGCGTAGCCGCACCCACCCCGCGCGCAGGAGCGCATCCTCGGTGGCGTCGTCGGCGCAGCCCGCGAGCGCGGCGATCTCTGCGAGGTGGTCGCGGATCACTCGTCGTCTCCGTCGTCGTCGAGGTCGAGCGACATCTGCCGCGCCCGCTTCGACCGCTCGGCCTTCGTGCGCCCCAGCGGCGTCGGCTGCGGCTCGACGACGGGCGCAGTCGCGGGCACGCCGCACCACGCGACGTAGGCAGCGCGCGCGATCTCGACGAGCTCGGCGCACTCGTCGCCGCGGCCCCACGCGCGTACGGCGTGGATCAGCGCGCGGTCGTGCGGTTGCGTAGACGGCCCGCTCCCGAAGGGCCACGGCCCGCCGCACCCGTCGATCTCGGCTTCGATGGCCGCCGCGAGGTCACGGTGGCCCGCGCGCACGGCGGCTGCGGCGGTGAGGTGGTACTGCTCCGCGAGCAGGTCTGCGAGGTGGTCGATCATCGGACGCCCGCCCGTCGCGTCTCGACGCGCGCGAGGGTGTCGGCGACGCGGGCGACGACGCGCCACACGTCCTCGGGGCCGTAGCCAACGTGCGCGCGGCGCTCGCAGGTGCCCCACCGGAAGTGCGCCACCGCGCCGGGCCACGAGCCGCAGCGCCGGTAGCCGAGCGCGAGGGCGCTCGCGGCGTGGTCTGCGCGGCCCGCGGTCTGCCGGTGAGCGCGCGAGACGGGGGCGCCCCAGCAGCCACCAGAGCGCGGCGCGCAGCCGAGGTGCGACTCCATCACGGCGACCGCGAGGAGCGTAGCGACGGGCACGCCGTAGCGCGCTGCGGCGGCGTCGGCGTCGGCCGCGATCTGCGGCGCGCGGCGCTCGACGCACGCGCGGTGCGCAAGGTGCGGGTACGCAGCGAGGAGCGCGACGAGCCATGCGGCGGCGCTCACCGCAGCCCCCGCGCCGTGAGCACATCGAGCGTGTGCGCGCTGTGCCCGCACGATGCGACGACGGCCGCGCCGAGGAGCGCCGCGCAGACCCAGCAGAGCAGCACGTCGGCGCGGCTCACGGCTGCACCTCGTCGCGTGCGTCGCGCTCAGCCGACGCGACCGCAGCCGCGAGCCCGCGCGCGGCGTCAGCGAGGGCGGCGACCGCGCGGAGCACGCGGAGGTCTGCCGCGAGCGCGGGCGTGATGCGCGCGAGCGTGTGGCCGATCTGCGCGGAGGCGACCAGCACGCGGAGACGCACGGGCGCCACGGGGTCGGGCGCTGCGGGGAGGGTCACGACGTCACCTCCCATGCGGTCGCGGGGATGCGCGTCGCGCGCTGGATCGGCAGGCGCATCGAAGGGCGCGGCGTCGAGCGGCGCGCGCACCATCGCCAGACGGTGGACTCTGCGACGCTGAGCTTGTGGGCGAGGATGCCGCGCCGACCTGGGCGACGCGCAACCCACAACGCGAGGAGCGCCGGGGCATCGGGTGTAGGTGTAGACTCCATGGCCCGCACCGTAGCGCGCGCTGCGTTGCGTTCGCAACGTCTCGGAGGTTGCGTGCGTGCGACTGCAACGTTGCGCGAACGGACCATTGCAATTGCAACGCAGGGGAGCGATAGTCCTCCTCGCCGCAACGCAGCGGCAGAGAGACGAGAGACCATGACGCACTACCTCACCAGCTCGCAGCGCCGCGTAGACGACCTCCTCGTGTACGTGCACAAGACCTCCAACGCGTTCGCCACCGCCGCCGACGCGCACCGCGCCGCCCGCGAGGTGCTGCATCTCGACACGTACGCCGTGTGGTCGAAGCGCGCCGGTCGCAGCCCCAGGCTCGTCGCCGAGGTGTCGCTGTGACCGCCGCCTTCGTCGAGCGCGAAGCCGCGCCGCACGTCCACACCGCCCCGTGCGCGGGCTGCGGCCACGCAAGCGAGTCGCCCCTCTGCGACGACTGCACCGCCGCCTGCGACCGCGCGGCCGAACACGCGCCGGCGTGCCAGTGCTGGGACTGCGCCACCTACACGCGCGCCATTGCGGCCGGCGAGGTGTCGGCGTGACCGCGCACCACACAAGCGCCCTCGACGCCCTCGACCTCGCCGACTTCGGCGCGTGGTGCGCTGAGCGCCGCGGCGAGGCGGTCGATGAGCTCGACGCGGACCCGCTCGCGGACATCGACGACAGCGAGTGGCCCGCGGGCTCCGCGCTGCCGTGGGAGCGCGAGCCGACGCCCTGCACCCGCCGCTCGCGCTTCGACGCGCCCGTGTCCGCAGAGCGTCTCCGCGAGGCGCAGTCGTGAGCCCCGCCGACGCAGCCGAGCGCGCGTGTCTCGCCGCCGCCGCCCCGCCCGCCGAGGCGCCCGTCGCGCCCGTCGTCGCGGTGCTGCTCCGCGAGGTGCGCAGCGCACACCCCGGCGCGACGGTGACAGCGGCCGCCCACGCGGAGGCGGGAGGCGCCGCGGTGGTGCTCGTGATCGCGCACAACGGCGCTCGCGTCGAGGCGCGCAGCGAAGCGCGCACGCTCGCCGAGGCCTGCCGCGCGCTCGCGCCGTGGACGGTGACGCCGTGAGCGCCGCTGCGGTGTGCGTGCGGCTGCGGCGGGCGCTCGACCTGCGCTACCTGAGCGCGGGCAACTTCGCGCGCTGCGGGTGGCCGCTCGTGCGCATCGCCGCCGCGCTCGAGGTGTCGCCCGTCGAGGCCCGCGGGTGGGTCACCGACGCGGTCGCAGAGAGCGGCGCTCGCGTGCGCTGGTGCGGCGCTCGCGACTGCGACGCCTACGTCGTCGGCGCCACGTCGCGCGGCCCTGCGATGGCGGCTGCGCTCGACGCGGCGCGCGCTGCGGGGTGGCGCTTCGATGGACGCGGCGTGATGCGCTGCGGGACCTGCCGGACGTAGCGCCGGGTCTGCGGTGGCAAGCGCACGCATCCCCCCTCGCGGGGCGCCAGCCACCACAGCCACGGGGCTGAGATGACAGAGGAGACACGACGATGATCACGCCTCAAGAAATGGAAATGATCGACACGATCGCGCAGCGCCTCTTCCGCGCTGGCGTCTTTCCGAAGACGGTTCTGAATGCCGATGTCGCGTTCGCGATCCTGCTGAAAGGTCACGAGCTCGGCATTCAACCGATGGCGGCCGCGTCGGGCATCGGCCTCGTGTCCGGCAAGGTGTCGCTCGGCGCCGACATCACGGTCGCGACGTGCGCCCGACGCCGCGACGTGTGCCTGTACTTCTCGTGCGTCGAGTCGACCGACAAGCTCGCTCACTACACGACGCATCGCGCCGGGGCTCCTGCGCCCGTGTCGCTGACCTACACCTTCGCGCAGGCGACGCGCGCGGGTCTCACGTCGAGCGGGACGTGGCGCGCTCACACCGAGGCGATGCTCCGCGCGCGCTGCGCCGCCGCGCTCGCGCGCGCCGTGTACCCCGACCTCGTGGCCGGTTGCTACGACCCCGACGAGATCGAGGAGATCCAATCGCACGACGTCGCGCCCATCGTCGAGACGGCACCGCAGGCGCCGCCCGCCCCGAAGCCCTACGCGCTCGACGACTACCGCGCGGCCCTCTCGGCGGCGGGCTGCCTCTTCGACGCCGCGCAGGACTACCGCCTGCTCTCGCAGCGCCTGCACGCCGAAGACGCGACGACGGCCGCGAGCGAAGCCCTGGCCGAGTGGCTCGACGCCGGGGGCTACGTGCTCACAGCGACGGAGCAGCGCGCCGCAGAGCGGGGCGACTGGCCTCGCGAGATGCTCGACGTGATCGACGCGGTGGCTGAGTGCGCGACGGGCGCCGACGTCGTGCGGTGGTGGGGGCAGACGGCGCACATCGTCGAGGCCCTCGGCGCGCACGCGAAGGCCGCGAAGCTCATCGTGGCGCGGACCTACTGCGCGCGGGTCGGCGACACCTCGAAGAGCCCCGCGAAGGTCTTCGCCGCCGCGCTCGCGCCGAAGCCCCCGCCCACGGGCACTGACAGCCCCAGCAGCGCGCGCGCCGACACCGCGACGGGCGACGCCACGCCCGCCGACGCCACGCCGTCTCCTGAGGCGCAGGCGAGCGTCGCGCGCGTGGGCGACGTGCACGCGTACCTCGCGGCGAAGGCGACGTTCACCGAGATCGAGCGCGCGGTGGTGGCGCACGGCGCCCACGTCCCCGCGCTCGAAGCCGCCGCGGTCGCGCGTCTCGAGGCGCTCGGCGAGGGCGGCGACGACGGCAACCGCGCGCGCCTGGTCGCAGCGTGGGTGAGCGAGAGCGCGTCGCGTGCGCAGCG